ATAATCTTTTGTTCAAATGATTTGATTTTTTCTAATTCTTGATCTTCTATTTTTTTCATAATAATAATTTTTATCTAATATAGTAAATTACCAGTTAGGTCGCAAAACCACGTCAGTCGGGTTTTCGACCAAAGATAATTGGTCTGATAAATTTTGCTTCATAGTAGTTACATCTAAGCCAGCTTCTAACCAATCTATAACATCAGACTCTTTAAGTTCTTCATATTCTATAAAATTATCTTTATCGTATGATACAGAATAAGTGCCTATCATACTTACTGAGTTGTCAGATCTACTTGCACTATAACCCCAATGTATATTATAAATTACATTGTCTTTATTGTCTTCTTGTATTTTAGCATCTAATGCATTAACAACCCATTTATAATTTATTTTACTTTTTGCCATAACTATTTATTTTTAATTTATATTTTTTATTTATTTAATTTTAACTACCATCAACATATGCTACTGTAACTCTGTCTGCTCTTGGCATACCATCATTACCACCCTGTTTGTATTTGAAATGTACAATTGGATGAATACCCATACCACTTGAAAATGTGAATGTTACTATAGTAGTCTGACCTGAATTACTTACTGCAACTGCTGTTGGAAAGCCTTCTAACATTTTTGTTTTACTATGTGCGAAACTATTATTATTATAACCTCCTACAACACCTTTTACCATTCCATCTGTGCCTGCAAACTCATAATCTAATACCCAAGATGCCCAACTTGATTTAGCATATGTAAAAGTTAAAGTACAATTATTTGTTGTTGTACCCTGTAAATGTTGATTTACTTCAATAGAGCCACTTAAATTTCCAAAACTTACATCATCACCTGTTTCAGTTAATGTTATATCATCATCTTGATTTGCTGAACCACAGGTTATAGAACCTTTTACACTGAATCTACCATAAGCATTTGTGTCATTAACAGCTACATTTCCACCACTTTTAATTGTAATCCTTTCACTTGAATTTGTGTGCAGAGACATTGTGTTCGTATTATGCGAATAACTAATTTTACCTACAGCATCGGCATCAGGGTCGCTAAAACTTATAAGGTCTGTACCTGTATTTGAGCTGTTGTTAAAATTAAATTCATTTGATAGTCCACCTGTTAATTCAAGTTGATGTCTATTCGATCCAGGTATATTCATATTTAATGTTTGACCTGAGCCATTAAAAGAAATAAAACCTGTCTCTGTTATGCTGAATAAATTGTTTGTATTTGCATTTGTAGTATTGGTATTTATTCTAAATGCTTCTCCTGTTGAATTATTATCAGAATCTATGTTTATAGTTAATGAAGCTCTTGCATTTATTATACCATCTGCATTTCCATTATCATCTAAATCTAAAACTCCGTCTGTAGATATTAATTTTAGGGCAGTTACATTTCCTGCAAAAGTTGCGTTAGAACCTGATTCTGTAATTACTAAAGCATTTGCACCTGTACCATAATTAAATAAATAGAAGTCATTATTTGAAAGTCCTCTTAATCCGTGAAACCATTTTATTGTACCAGCAGTATGATATTCATAAACTCCACCACTTGTATCATTTCCTCTGTCTACAATAAATTCTGCACTTCCTGATGCATCTATTTTTATTGTTCCACCTGTTGAGGTTATATCTCCTGAAAAAGATGCGTTTTGTGAATTATCTATGGTTAATGCGGTTGTGTTATTAGTCATTAAAATTATAGATGTATTATCTCTATTATTTAAAAATATACTTCCGCCCGTATGTTGTCCAATATCAAACCCTGTAAAACTACTAGCTGTACTTCTTAATCTTGTATAAGCAAAACCACTATTTACAATTTCTAATTTTTGAGCTGGGCTTGTTGTTCCAATTCCTACGTTGTTATCAGAAGATATTACCATAGTATCTTTAGCAGTACCTCCATTTGATAATTGTCTAAACCTTATTTCACCATATTGTGTCGCAGTGCCTCCAGTATAAGAACTACCAATATAAGTTGTTCCAGATGATTGCCCATAGTCAAAAAATCCAAATTGTCCAAATGAATCTGGTCTATGAACTCTTAGACCACTTGCACCTGTCCCTAATCCTGTAGCGCCGTGTATAGATAAAGGAGCATCAGGAGAAGTCGTCCCAATTCCTACTGAACCTTGAGCTGTAATACGCATACTCTCATTTGAAGGTGGGTTTGCACAATCGCTATTTGTATGAAATAAAATTTGTTGGCTTGATGCAATTTGTAAATTATTTGTTACACTACCCTCAAGATTAAATATGGCTTGTTTGTTTCCGTTTTGGTCTTGTAATTGTAAACCATTATCTTGACTTGCACTAGCTCTTTTTATTTGTAATTGAGTAGCATCTCCGTTACTTGTTAGCAATAAATTTCCAGAACTATCAATACGCATTCTTTCTGTGCCACTTGTAGCAAATCTTAATGCTGTAGCTTCATAGTTCCAAAGAACAGCAGATTCATCTGTATCTAAACCAAACAATAACCCATCAGTAAACGCACCATCGCCAGTAGTACTATTTACAAATTTCATATATGCTTGATTACTGTCAGTAGCTTTTAATTGAGCCATTATAGTTCCCGATTTTTCTAAATGTAAGAGATAATCAGGCGAAGTTGTTCCAATTCCTACGTTTCCTGCATATCTTTGTAACACTAATGGTGTCGTACCTACACCTCTATTTACTGATTGTATAAAACCAAAGTCACCACCTTCATCTACACCAAAGTTTAATAAATTTCCTGTTGCTGCTGCTGTAGTTTTTATAACAAATTGTCCAAAAGTATCTACGGAACTAAAAGTAATATCTTCTACAACTTCTAATTTAGTATTAGGAGCATCTGTTCCTATTCCAATATCTTTATTTGTGGCAACTCGTAAAGCATTTTGTGAGTTTATTTGTAGGTCTAATGGTTTAGATGCATCATCAGTCGTAATTCTTGCATAGCTATCTCCGTGACCTAATTTTAAAGTTCTTGTTCCTATTGTATCTACAACGTGTAAATTAAACTGAGGATTATTTGTACCAATTCCTACGCTTTGTGAGGCGTCTATTGTTAATGCTTGAGTTAATGTTGTATTATTACCTGTTGCAATATAAAAACCTAAAGCTCCTCCACTTCCTGCATCATATACACCTAAACTTGCGGCAGTATTACTACCCTCACTCCAACTTATACCACCTCCATAATAATTTGTTGTTGTTGGTGGATTAAGTGTTATAACGTGTTCGCTTGGTGCATTTGGTAAACTTGATTGGTTAATTGCTAATGTACTTGTTAAAAGTCCACTTGTTGTTATTGCGCCTGAAGATATTGTGCCTGTAACAGTTATTCCTTGAGGTGTTGTTTCAAATTTTTTAATCCCTGTATTGTTAAGTTCGACTTTTCCCGTTGAACCATCACAAAATATATATGTAGTTTCAGAACCACCTCCGTCATCAGCTTTAATTCGAATATCACCATCTGTAACATTTTGTTCAATTATCAATTCACCTGTATTATTTTTTATAAATGAGTTTGTGCCATCGTGAAATATTTGCAAATCTCTTGAACTACCAATATTTAGATTAGTATTGTCGATAAACTTTGCTCTTTTACTAAATACGGTTTCGACATCACCACCATCGATTCTAAAATACTCTGCTATTCCACCAGAGCCATCATCATTATCAAAGATTATATCTTTGTCATCTGCAAATTGTCTTATTTTTAAATGTCCTGTTGAGTTAGTTAAAAATGTATCTGTTCCATTATGATAAAAAGCACCATCATTAGCACTACCTACTTGTAATAAAACACTATCATCGTGTCTTGTGTTTTTGCCAAAAACTGTTGTTGTAGCACTACCATCAATAGTGATATAAATAGTATCGCCACCTGAGCCATCATCGGTTGCAAAAGTTATATCTTTATCATCAGCAGTATTGGTAAATTGTAAATGACCTGTTAAGTTTGTTATTTGAGAATCTGTTCCATTATGTAAAATCTGTAAATCTTGACTATCTCCAAGTTTTAATTTAGTAGAATCAGAATCTAAAGTAACATCTCCAAGAAATATAGCTTGACCTGCATTATCAATAGTTAAACGATTTGCATCATTTACTCTAAAGACCATTTTATTATCAGTATGACCATAAAATATTTGTCCTGCATTAGTGTCATCAGCATCAGCAAAATTTATAAAACATTCTCCAGAAACGTTCTGCGATATTAAAGTCATACCTGTTGAACTGCTTGAATTAAGTGTTAATTGGCTGCCAGATGTAGGGCTTGTAATTCCAATAGCAACACTTCCAGAACTGTCAATACGCATTCTTTCTGTATTACCGCCACTTGCAAATAACATATTACCTTGTGAACGAATAGCAAAATCATTAACAGCACTTCCTGCTATCATATCTCCTGATGTGGTTGCAACTTGTAAACCTGCTTTAAATGTCCCTGCATTATCAAATCTTAATCTTACATCATCATCGTTATCAATATCAATACCCCCACCATTAACAGTTACCATACCAGAGAATACCCCATCACCTGTTACACTAATACCTGTACTTGTAGTTTCTAATTTTTTACTATTGTCGTGATATAATTCTACTGCGCCATCTGCAATAAATTTACCCATTATTTCACTTGTTTCAGATTTTCTAATTCTGACTTCTCCGTTGCCCTCTAAAAATAATCCACCTGTACCTATATCTTGCACAAAAGAATTTGAGCCATCGTGATATATAGCCAAATCTGCACCTGCACCCATAAATATTTTTGATTTATCAGGAAAGCTAGTTGCACCTAAAGTTGTACTTCCATTTACTAAACTACCATCTAACCTAAAATACTCTGCTTTACCTCCACTTCCATTATCTGCCCTAAAAATAATATCGCCATCATCAAGCTCTTGGTCAATATATAAACCACCTGTATAGTTTTTAATGAATGAGTTTGTACCATTATGTGCAATTCTTAAATCGTTACCAGCACCAAAAATTAATGTATCATCTGTACCTATTGTCGCACTATCACCAAACACAATATTATTACCGCCTGTAGTATTGCCATTTGTCAATACTTCTGATAATTCGTTGTTAGCAGCTATTTGTGAATCTACATAAGCTTTATTAGCTGCATCTGTACTAGCAGACACGGTATCTATACCTTGTATTCTACCTGTACCACCTAAAGTTATATCGCCACCACTTACAGTTATATCACCAACAAAATTTGCGTCACCAGTATTTGTTACAAATGTAAGCACATTGACTCCTTGAGTTTCTTCTCTTAAAAATAAGTCACCTTGATTACCGCTATTTAGATCACCTCTGTTTGTTATAAACCTCCATTCTGTATCTGGACCTTTTAAGGCTAAGTAAACATTGTTACCATTTGCACTAGGTGACTCTATCGTAAATCTAGCTTGTCCTGAGCTAGGGATTATTTTGTGGTCACCGTTTGCTCTAGTTGCATTGATATTACCAGTAAAAGTTGCAGACTGATTAGAGCCATCTAAAGTTAATGTAAGTATATTACCAGCATTTAATTTTAAAGTTCCAGATGCGGTTATTTCACTATCAGTGGCAGTGGTCAATCTTAAATCATAATCATCACTAAAAGGTTTTTTAAGATCTATTATAGCGCCAGAGGGACCGCCTAACTCTACCTGAGCAAAACCACTTGCAGCTTCTAATTCAATATTACCTGTAAAACTACCTGTTGTTGCTTCTAAAGCACCAACAACTAAACCTGCTTTTGTATAGCCAGTTGCGCTTTTGTTTACTGTTGTAGTTGGTTCTGTTTGTAAATCTTTGAACAAATGAAACTTAGCATCACTTGCATCTCTAAATAATCCTGCATAAAGATCTAGTGATCCTGATGTGTCATACACACCATAGAAACCTAAATCTACTGCGTCACTAGAAGTGTTATCAGATCCTACAATAATTAAAGGATCTTTGACTGATAAAGTATCTGTATCTACAGTTGTGGTTGTGCCTTGTACAATCAGATTACCTGTTACAGTTAAGTTACCGCCAAGTTGTGAGTTACCTGATACTTGAAATGTAGTTGTCGGTGTTATGCCAACTCCTAATTTTGTAGTAGATAAAAATAAAGGTGAGTCGTTACCTAAACCATCAGTAAGCCTTTTTGCTGTAGATGTTAAGTTATCGTTGTCTGTTACCTTTATTAAGGAGTCATAAGTTTGGCTAATAAAAGTTCCCGTTAAAGTAGTACCCATATTTATATTTTTTTATTTACGTTTTGTTTTGGTAAAACCTTTTCTATAAACGTTTTAAGTTTAATGATATTTTTTTCTTTAGGCTTATATGTTAATTTTTTCACAAGACCCAACTATTAAAGTTCTCATTTTTATCAGGATACATACCGTCATCATTAGCTGCAGTATACTCAGGAAACAAATTACTATTTTGATTTATAAAATCTAAGAATCTTCTTGTATAAAATTCAGCTTTATCTCTTGAGCTATCTACAAGTGATTTAATCTCTTGCATCGAAGGAGTCTCTGAAGACTCGCTTCGATGTCTAAATACACCACCATTAGATACTTGATAAGATGCAAACATATAATAATCACTTTGAGCAAACCATATTAACATTGGTGTAATATATTTATCTAGTAAATTTTTATAATCAGAGTTTGCATTTTGAGTAATCTGACCATTTGTAATTAATGTTTCTATTTTCTCATATAGTTTTGTTCCAAGATAATTTTGTATATGTATATCTTGAGCAACCTCTACAAATTGTATAAACTTATCGGCATCTACTGCTCCACCGATAATTGATTTACGTCTTAAATCATTCGTTGTTATGAACAGTGCCTTCATCTTCTTTTGTTTTAAATAAGTTCTTAATTCTATCTATAGCTGATAATTTCTCACCAGTCTCTTCTTCTCTTTTGATCTTAGTCTGAATATTATCTAATTCTGTAAACTCTATTGGCTGTAAAGTAACAAAGTACAAATTGAGTTCGATATTATTAAATTCTAAGATGGTTTTAAACGCTTCTAAGAGCGTTTGTTGAAATGGTCGGATAACTATGTTGTCCATAAGGATAGAAGCCGTTCTAAGCTCCTCTGCGTTATTACCAAAGCCTGTATTATCTTTTATCCCAAGTAATATTGGAGAAACAATTCTGTGACCTAACATTATTTTTTCCCTTGCTTCATCTGCTAAAAACTGATACTGTGCGTGTGCATCAGGTAAATGTATAGGTTCAATGTCTGCTTTACGATCAGGGTCATCGTTAAATGCTAGAATAAACTTACCAGAATTAGATGTTCCTCCAAATTTATCTTGGATTTTTCTTTCTATTAATTGTTGTGCTTCTTCATCAGGAACACCATTGTTAAAATTAATTAGTAAAGATGGCTGTAAGCCATTCTTTATGTTGTTTATGTGGTAGTTTGAAACCTCTTCTTCCAGTGAACAATACTGTAAACAGCCGTGATAATCAACTGGAGCATAATAATAAAATCCTGGTCTGTATGGTCTAACAACATAGATTTCCCTTAAATCTACTTTGCTACCGAAACCATAAGCAGGTATTCTTTTTGGTATATCTGCTGGTTTTATTTCTGACCATTTTGGATGATAGTAGTATGCTTGTATTTTCCCTTCTCTAGTTTTTTCTGCTCTCAAAGTTTCCATAGGGAAATGTACTAGGTTCATAATTCTAGTTTTTGATCTGTTGTAAATTACTTGTATAGCAGCTTGTCCAAGTAACTTATAGTCATTTACTATCTTTTTTACTTGGTCTGATTTTAGTAAAGATTTCATTTGTGCATACATTTCAGGTTTATCATCACTGTCTGTAGCATCAATACCTTTACCATAAATCATATCTACTATACCATTAACACAACAAGAGTTTGTTGGACTACTTAGATATAACTGTATTAGGTTGTCAAAGTAATCATTGTTTTCTCCATAACTCACCCAATCATTTTTATAATCTTCTTTTACTTCTGGTATTGTGTAGCCTTGAAGATTTACAACTCTGATGTTATTGTTATATGTTTTTTTATCTTTTGCCATATTATATTGTTATATATTTTTGACCTGCAGCATCAGCACTATGTTCTGTATACTCACTTGTATTTAAAGTGTGTGGTATAGTTCTGTTAGTTTGTGCAGTGCAATATGCTTTTGATCTAAATAATAAATTGCCTGACCTTGTAAATTCAAGTAAATACATTTTACCTTCTGATAGTATATTAAAACTACAAGGTATTTGTATAAAGTTACCTACATAAGATGACGTTAAGCTTGTTAAGGTTTGTGTTTTTCTTGTGCCATCTTCTGTAATAATAACTTGAACATTACTATCAGCTTTATAAGATCTAGGTACAATTTTAATTGTTTGCGAACTTGTTACAGGTTGTAATAGTATCATAATAAGATAATCAAAATCTATTAAGTTTGTTCATAAAAAAAGCCCTGACTTGCAGGGCTTTCTTACAAAACTTATGAAAAATCACTAATTACCTCCACCTGGTATACCAGATTGGTTATCATCTACATCTACATCTGCAACAACTCCTGGTACAACAGTTACGTTTACGCCAGAGCCGTTACCAGCAAATGTTAATTGCGTATCTGTTTCTACTGTAATATCACAGAAGTTTGCGGGTGCTCTTTCTTGACCTGTGAAAGTCAAGCTATACCCACTTAAATCACCCATTCCTGCACCGCTAGAAATTGTTCCACCAGTTACATCCATTCCGTGCTCTAGTCCAGCCATAAAATAATTATCATTATTATCTTTTAAAATTATGTGCGGTCTAGCGAATGAGATCAATTTTAATTCTTTATGATCTTTAGGTGTTAGTTTTGGTAAAACCAAAGTTAGAACTTGCTCGAAGAACGTACCACCTGTATCTGTCGAAGAGGTGATAGTTTGCTCTAAATTGGAGTTGCCTTTAAGATCGTATCTATAAGCGGCACTAGCAGCAATAGAAGCAATATTATCTTCAGTTCCTGAAGTAGTATTCATAACTACATCACCTAAACCGTAATCAATAAAGTATACTGCTTTCAATCCACCTACCGAATCTTTACAAGGTCTTTGTCTTCCTTTTGTTAAATCACAACTCATATTTATTATTTTTATAAGGGGGCTGAACGCCCCCTTGATTAAACATTAAGAGTATAAAACAATATCAGATCCGATACCGTGCTGTACTCCTGCACTTCCTCTAAGAACTACTCTTACATTTTGACTTCCGTCAATGTCTGCCATATCAATCAATTTTACTTCTTGCCAGTCATTTAATAAACCTGTACCGAAGAATAAGTTTGATGATTCAGCAGCAACCATTTTATCATTTCCTAATCCAGGAGCTGTAAATAGTTGAATGCCTTGAAAGTTCATTTCTGTTTTACCTACGTTATATAAATCTCTATAACCTAAAGCTGCTTGTGCTTGAATATAAAATTTAGCTGCACTTGTTGGAATATAAATTTTTACATCTTCTTTGCCATATACTGATCCTGGAATTGCATCAACAACTTTACCTAACTCTGCAATAATGTTTGCTGCTGATAAAGTAGTACCTGTAACATCAACAACATCGCTATCTGCAGCTAATAAAGCTTGAAATCCATCAAACTCACCATTATTAGCAGTAGCACCTTGCCAAATGTTTTGTTCTACTTTCTCAGCAACTTTTGCTGATACTTGTCCGATTAAGAAATCAGAAAAGTTTCTTGGTAAATTATCGTATTGGCTAAAGCCCATACTGTTTGCTTCCCAGTCTTGTCTGAAATCTTTTTTACATAACTGTAAGTTTACTTGAAACTCTTCTGGTTGTAAAATTCTTTCTGACAGTGTTATATTTGAAGTTGGGTCAAAATCACAAGAAGCATCTTTTAAAATACTATCTAGTGAAAGTTTTTTGATAACTTCTTTAAATTTAATATTGGGTTTAATTGAAACCCCACCTTGAGATAACGTTACACCACTAAGTAAAGCTGCTGCAATATATTCACCAGCAAATTCACCTGCGTAGCTTGTAGTTATACTTGTTGTAGTCGCCATATCTTTTTATTTATTTATTTAATTATTAACTTGGATCAGTAGCTGTAATTGAACCTGCTGAGTTTCCGATTCCCCAAACATACCATTTGCTACCGTCTGACCAGATGTCGATAAAGTCTCCAACTGATTCTGCTGACGCAACAAAGTTAATTTGGTCTTCTCCAGAAGCTGCTACAGATGCACCATTTACTACTAAAATTCCATCTATATTATCTCCTTCTGCACTATCAATTATATAATTTGAAGTATCAAATGCGTTTGCTACAACAAATCTAAAATGTAGTCCAGACTCTACTGCTGGTAATGTTACTGTTACCCCTGCTGATGCAGCAAGCTCATACCATTTACCACTGTCTGCTGCTGTAAGTGTAACTGCTGCTGATACTGCATCAACATCATTTTTAATTCTTACAACGTCATTATTAACGTGTGTTAAAACTGCCATAATTATTTATTTTTATTTATTATTGTTTCCATTACTCTGTCAAGAGTAGATTTTCTTCTATTTTGTGCAAATAATATTTTTCTCTTACTATTTACATCAGCTTGTGGATCGTGAGCGATTGGCTCAACCACTGGCTCTTGTGCAGAAAGTTCTTGCTTCTCTTCAGAATTTAATTCTTCTGGCACATCTTTTTCATCATCACTAGACATTTTTTGTATCATACCTTTAACTTCAGCGATTGCTCTAGCTAAATCTTCTTTGGTTGCGTACTTAGACATCTTATCTTCGTGTTCCTCCATCTCTTTGTCTTCGTGCTCTCCCATTTTTTTCTTGTCTTTGTCGTGATAACCAGCTTCTACTTCCTCGTTAAGTTCAACATTTTTCTGAACTTCAGAGTTTTCGTTTTGCTCGTTTAGAGCAATTTCTTCATTTACTTCTACATCAGAAACTTCAGTGATCTTATCATCATTTTCGATTTCTGTATTTAGAAGGACATTTTTGAATTTGTCTACTATTTCACTTGCTTTCATAACTATATATATATTAGGTTAATCATTATTTATTTAGGGTGTTGTATTTTTATACTTTACCTATACCTTGATTTATTAGATAACCTTTACAACACTTTCTTGAATATGTTCTGCCATCGTCACAAAGGCAGGCTCTTTTGCCTGACTTTGGACTTGTTCTACTTGGAGTCTTAAATGGTTTTTTCATTATTTACTTTTAGGATGTTTAGATGGTAAAAGATCATAGTCAGTTGTATATTTTGCATTTTGTGGTCTTCCGTTTCTTACCAAGTACATAAACGCATTGACCCTGGCGTGTGCCCATTGTGAGGGTGATGAAACTCTTGGTGAGTGACTTCTATTGAATGCGCCTAAACCTCTTTGAAATACAGAAGCTAACATACCTACTGTGATACCATATCCTA